GCTGCGGATTCCTGTCAAAGCGCCCACCTGCCCAAGCCTTTCAGTGCCCGAAACCGCCACCGTTGCCAGCGGAAGTGACAGCGGAACAGCATCAGCCGAACTTGACCGACAGGCTGCTGATGCTCTTATCGCCATCGCCGCCGAAGGAGATGCCGCCATCAGGAAACTGAACACTTGTCTTGAAGCCTACGAAACCATGAGGAACACCAAATGAATCTATCAGCCAATTTCACTCTGAAAGAACTCACCAAGTCTGAGACAGCAGCACGCTTAGACATTGACAACACGCCAAATGAAGAGCAGATCGAATCATTGCGCCTGCTCTGCGAAAACATCTTGCAGCCAGTGCGGGATCACTTTGGCAAGCCTGTGAAGATTTCATCTGGGTTCAGGTGTTCTGCTTTGAATCAGGCGGCAGGAGGCTCTGCAAACTCAGACCATTGCCGTGGCCAAGCCTGCGATTTTGAGATTGATGGCATACCCAATCCAGAGCTGGCAGCTTGGATCGAAAGTAACCTTGAGTACACCCAATTGATTCTGGAGTTTTACACACCAGGCGAGCCAAATTCGGGCTGGGTGCATTGCTCATACTCCCCATCAAATCTTAAAGGTCAGTCACTCACCGCCACCAAGGTTGCGGGTAAGACCACCTATTTGCCTGGCTTGGTGGCATAAACCATGGCACTCAACCTCGATCAGCAGATCACACCACCCACGCCACCCAACCTTGGCACGGCTAATGTTGTCTACGATCAGGGTTTCTTCACGCAATCCTTTGGCGGCCTGAATGTGTACTTCAGCAAGCTCACAGCCTTGTTTTCAGCGTTGTTTGGTAGGCGTGGTGGCAAGTGGATCAACTCGCCTTATGGCGCGTTTGAGGACACCACAGATCAGACTGCGGCCAACACCACCACAGCCTATGCCGTCACATTTGACACCACAGACTTCAGCAATGGCGTTACCTTGTCAAATTCATCAAGGCTCAATGTGGCGCAGGCTGGCATCTACGACATTCAATTCAGCATCCAATTCAAGAACACCACCAATGATGGCCAAGATGTGGATGTGTGGTTTAAGAAGAACGGCACAAACATTGCCAATTCAAACAGCAGGTTTCACATCTCAGCAAGAAAATCTTCTGGCGACCCATCTCACTTGATTGCCGCAATGAATTTCTTTGTCAGTTTGGCGGCAAATGACTATGTGGAGATCATGTGGCGGCCAACAGATATTGGTGTCAGTCTTGAGCACTTTGCCGCCAGTAGTACGCCTGACCGACCAGCCGTACCGTCAGCCATTGCCACTCTCACATTCGTGTCCAATTTGTCAGTAGAAACCGCATAATTCAGCCATGGCATTCATACCTATCAAAATTCCTCCAGGCGTGTACCGAAACGGCACAGAGTATCAGTCTGCTGGCCGCTGGTATGACGCAAACCTTGTCAGATGGTTTGAGAATACGCTCAGACCGATTGGTGGTTGGCGCAAGAAAACACAAACTCAGATGAGTGGATCATGCCGTGGTTTGTTGACATGGCGAGACAATACTGGAACTGCTTGGGCTGCTCTTGGCACAAATTCAAAACTTTATGCGATGAATGGCACGACTTTTGTTTTGAAAGATATTACGCCAACTGGCTTTTCAGCAGGCATTGCCGATTCAACCAGCATCACTGGCTATGGCTATAACACCTATGGAACATTTGCGTACGGTATTCAGCGTCCAGCGTCTGACTCACTGTCACCAGCAACCACTTGGAGTTTGGACACATGGGGTGAATATTTAGTAGGTTGCTCAAACTATGACGGCAAGCTCTACGAGTGGCAGTTGGGCTTCACAACGCCAACCTTGGCGGTGGCCATCACCAACGCGCCAGTCAACTGTGCGGCTGTACTGTCTACCGCTGAGAGATTCTTGTTTGCCTTGGGTGCATCTCTCAATCCGCGTCTAGTCAAGTGGTGCGATCAAGAGAACAACACTGTCTGGACAGCATCAGCCACCAATCAGGCGGGTGACTTTGAGTTAAGCACCAGCGGCTCACTGAAGTGCGGAAAGCGCGTCAGAGGCATCAATCTGCTATTCACTGATGTTGATGTCCACACCGCCACCTATGTGGGCCTGCCCTATGTCTATTCTTTTGAGCGTGCTGGTTCAGGCTGTGGCGTGATCTCCGCGCAGTCTGTGGCTGCCATTGACTCTGCCGCCATGTGGATGAGTCAATCAGGATTCTGGTTGTTTGATGGATATGTCAAGCCAGTGCCTTGCGATGTGTCCGATTATGTTTTCACAAACATCAACTACAACCAAGCCTCAAAGATTTACGCTGTGCACAACAGCAAGTACGGCGAAGTATGGTGGTTCTACCCATCAAGCTCAAGCAACGAGATTGACAGCTATGTGGTTTTCAATTATCGAGAGCAGCACTGGAATATAGGACTGTTGGCGCGTACAGCAGGCACTGATAAAGGCGTATTCAAGAATCCATTGATGGTGTCTACTGATGGCTACATCTACGAGCATGAGGTGGGGTATGCCTATGACGCAGGTTCTGTTTTTGCTGAGTCTGGGCCGTATGAGCTTGGCAATGGCGACAACATCATGTCTGTACGCAAAGTAATACCAGATGAGCAAACGCTTGGCGAGGTTGTCGTGTCATTCAAAACCCGCGACTACCCAACGATGACCGAGACTACGCACGGCCCGTATTCAGCGTCACAGCCCACAGATGTGCGGTTCTCTGGCCGTCAGGTCAAGATTCGGTATACAGGGGCTGTGCTGGACGATTGGCGCGTTGGCGTAACCCGAGTTGACGCTGTTGCGGCAGGTAAGCGTTGATTGACGAGGCAGAGTTTGAGAGACTGCGCCATCATGTGGCTGCGGCACTAGAATACTCAGGAGGCAGTCACGCAGTTGAGGATATTGCTGAAGGCATCAGGAAGGGGCATTTTCAGCTCTGGCCAGGTGCAAATTCAGTGATAGTCACTGAGATCATTGTCTACCCGCAGTTAAAGGATTTGCACTTCTTCCTTGCTGGCGGCGACCTAGATGAACTCCGATTGATGCAACCTTTGATCGAATCGTGGGGGAAGAGTGAAGGTTGCAGCCGTGTGTCTCTCGCTGGCCGTAAGGGCTGGGAGAGGACATTTTTAAGGGACAAGGGATACGAGCCAAAGTGGTTCGTCATGTGCAAAGACTTGTGAGGTGACTTATGTCTAAGGGTGGAAAACCACAAACATCAACGCAAACGCAAACTACTGAGATAAATCCATATGCGATGCAGGCGTATCGGCAGAATTTGGATTTAGCGCGTTCTACGGCTGCGGGTCTTGGACCACAACAATTCGCTGGTTTTGATCCACGCTATGAGGCTGGCGAGGCTGCGCTTTACGAGGCCAGCATGAAACCCTTTGGCGCTGCGGATATTGCGGCGTTTCAGAATCCATACGAAGAGCAAGTCGTTCAGCAATCATTGCAAGACATTGAGCGTTCACGCCAGATGCAGGCTTTGCAAGATGCAAACAAGGCAACTGCCGCCAAAGCCTTTGGTGGCTCACGCTATGGCGTGCAGTCAGCTTTGACAAATGAAGCCGCATTGCAAGAATCCGCACGCACCGCAGGGCAGTTGCGTTCCGCTGGCTTTGGCCAAGCTGCACGACTGGCTCAAGAAGCGCGTGAGATGAATATGCGTGGCTTCCAAAACGCCATGAATCTTGGATTGACTCGCCAACAGTTTGCACAGTTGCAGCTTGATGCACAGCGCAATCTGCCTTTGCAGCGTCTTGCGATTGAGCAGGCTGCTATGGGTGCGCAACCCGCCAATCTTGGATCAACAATGACAGGCACGACAAGTCAGCCGACAAGTAAGAATGTGCTAGCTGGCGCACTTGGCGGTGCTGCGGCTGGCGCACAGTTTGGACCATGGGGTGCAGCGGCTGGCGGTTTGCTTGGAGCATTTGCATGAACTACTTAACGAACTTATTTGGTAGCGGCAATGCCGCTGGCGGTATGCGTATGCCTGTAAAGGGTCAAGGCATGGACTTGTATAGCAGTCAACCAAGCTCAAATCTTGGTATGACGATGCCAAGAAATACCTACGCCAGTGCTGATACTGGCACAGGCATGATGCCACCATCATCGTTTGGGCAGATGCCTGCTGGCGGCATGAATATGCAAACTGCACTTGGCGCAATGCAAGCCTTGGGTGGGCTTATGGGGGAGCCAGAGCAACAAGCGCCGATGCCGCAAATGCAAATGCCTCAATTACCCATGGGCAGCAATCAGAGCTATGAAGATTTGATGAAGATGTATGGTGTGCGTACTGGCGGCTTACTTGGATGAGGTGATATATGACCAATGAAGAATTGCAAAAGATGTTTGCTGAAACTGCAAGAATCAGAGAGCTTGCAAATCCAGCAGCAGTGCCTTATTCCGACTTCCAAGTACCAGCATCAAATGTTGCACCGTCATCGTTTGCATCAAACCTTGGCGGCTTACTGTTTGGCGGTGCTGACTCAGGACTGAACGAGTACCTGACAAGGGAGCAGCAAAAGCAAATGCAGTCTCAGGCACTGATGAGTGCCGCCATGTCGTTGCTGAAAAACAGTGGCTACACCACACAACCTATTTCACTTGGCCAAGCACTCGGCAGCGCGTATGAGGCTGGCACTGCTGGCTACCAAGGCGCACAGAAGAATGCCATCGAGCAGATGCTGACTAAGCAGAAGTTGGATGAGTACAAGCGTCAAGTGGCTGATGAGGAAGCGTATCGAAATATGTTCACTCAAATGCCAACTGTTGGCGCACCAATGACACCAGTACAAGCATTGTCTGTTGGTGGTGGACAAGTTGGTCCAACACCGCAACGCGCTGCCATGATTGGAATGCCAACACCTGCTGGTGTGTCAGTGGCTGGCGGTATGCCTGCTTTGACGCAAGTGCAGATGGACATCTTGCGGCGTATGACTCCAAAAGAGGGAAGAGCAGAACTCTTGAAGTTGTCGCAGCCACCAGAGATTACTGGCCAAGCATTCAAGGGTGCTGATGGCAATTACTACTACATGACCAAACAAGGTCCAATCCCAGCGACCATTGCGCCTGCTGACTTGGCGGCTGAAGAGTTTGGTGCTGCTGTTCCTGAAGTGGTTGGCGGTCAAACCCAAATGGTTCAGTACAACAAAAAAGGCGATAGAAGAGTCGTTACAAATGTAATGCCTTACGAAAAACCAGAAGCATCACCAGCCGAAGTGAAATTATTAGAAGCGGCAAAGATGCCTGTCACCATGGAAAACATCATGGCTCTCAGGCAATCATCTGCTACTAGAGTTGATGTTCGTCAAAATGCAGAGAAAAAAGGTTTAGAGCTGGGGTATGAGCTAGCAGTCAAAGACCTTGGCGTATCAAGAGATATGGCGCGGTCTGCTAATACAACACTTGCAAACATTGACAGAATTTTGCCTGCGCTTGATACGGCAATTACTGGTCCTGCGGCTGACTTTAGAACAACACTATTGCGTGTTGGCAAACAATTAAATGTTGCTGGCGCTGATGCAGATCAAGTGCTTAGAAACACCGCCACTGTTGTGCAAGGACTTGCACAGCAAGAACTTGCAGCAGCAGAACAAATGCGTGGACAAGGTGCATTGACTGATGCAGAGAGAGCAATTTTGCGTAGAGCTGCTGGCGGCGATGTGAGTCTGACGGCAGGCGAGTTGCGTGTCGGCTTGTTGGCTGCACAAAGATCAGCAAGAGCAAGAGCTGAGTCACATGGACAGTTGTTAAGTACAGCGGTTAGAACAATTCCATCGTTGGCGCAGATTGCGCCAATGTATGAAGTACCAGTCTATGGCGCACAGCCTCCAAATCCATTGCAAAATGCAATTCAGCAAGAAATTGACAGACGCAAAGCCTCTGGAGGAAAACGATGAGTGATGGACTAAGTCAGTTTAGCTATGACGAATTAGAGGCCATCCAAAAGGGTGACTTTTCAAAACTGTCAACGGAGAAATTGGAAGCCTTAAAGGAGGTTGTGGGTGGGTTGCCTACTCAGCAAGCACCAGCGCAAGTTGCGCCAATACCTGTGACAGTTGCGCCGCCAGCGCCTACACAGCGTTTGCGTGCAATTGCACAAGGCGCAACATTGACAGGTGCTGATGAGGCAGAAGCATATTTGCGATCCATGGCTGGTGAAGACTATCAAACAGCGTTGGCTGACATCAGGTCAAAGACAAAAGCCTATCAAAAGGACAGACCATTTGAGTCTCTTGGATACGAGGCTTTTGGCGGTCTATTGCCTGCGGCTGCCGTCACATTAGGAACTGGTGGTACAGCCGCGCCAGCAACATTACCTATGGCGGCA